TCCTGGCCATCCGGGCCCGCGGCTGCGGGAACGGCTGGCCGGGGATCTCGAACGTGATCGCGGTCGCATCCATGCGGCCCGCCACGGTAGGCGATCCGCGGCGCGAGTCCAGCGTTCACCGCGTGGCCAAGGTTTCAATCGAGCGGGGTTCTCAGTCCAGCCGTTCCAGTGCCGTGTTGATAATGACCGCGATGTCCGTCCGGCCAGCGTCCTCGCAGATGCAAGCGGCCGCGCTGATCGCCTCCCGCTCCTCGTCGGTGAGCGTGGGCGAGCGGTAGAGCCGGACGACGCCGTGATTGCCAGTCACCGCCTCGTCAATCGCCTTGGCTTCCTCTTCGATGGCGTAGACATCGTAGATGCGGTCGCCGTCCGCGAGCATGACAGCCCACGCCACCGCCTCCCGGTGAGAACCACGCGATCCAACAGACCGCTCATTCGTCTCGTTCATGTTCGCCGCCTCCTTTGTTCGCGGCTGCTGATCTCCGGCGTTCCACGATTTCAGCATTTTCCGGTGCCGGAAAACCGCTGCTGAATGAAAGCTTTCACCGCGTGGCGATCTCGATCGAATGGCGGGACAGGTCGTCGCGGTCCATCAGGTTGTAATACACGCAGAAGACCACGTTCGCCTGGCCGTGGCGGCTGATCAGGACGTCCCGCAACTTCTCCAGGTTCGTCAGGGCTCGATACTGGAACTTCTCCGGGAACGACACCCGGACGAACGTCGTCAGCGGAACCCCGACGAAGTGGTCGAAGAAGATCTGGGCCGGGGCGTCCTTGTACGCTTCCGGCTCGTAGACCACCCGGCAGGCGTCCCGCAGCTCGTCGGGGGTGATGGCCAGGTACATGGTCAGGCCGCCCCCTCGCGGAGCTTGCGGATCATCTCCGCCTTCGTCCGCTCCAGGTCGTCCCCGTCCCCCGGCTCCGCCGTGGACCCCTTGGCCGCCTTCGCCTCGAGGTAGGCCTGGCGGCGGGCCGCCTGCTCCGAAGCCCCGCGGGCCCACTCCGACGCGGCCTCCGCCGCCGGGCGGCGCTCGTCGCCCGGCCGGGGGCCGCCGCGCTGCTCCCGGGGGTTGTCGAACTGCCCCCCCAGGACCTTGTCCACGAAGCCGGGGGCGACCAGCTGCGGCAGGGTGACCGGATCCCGGAAGTAGCGGCACCGTGGCAGGGCCTCGATCGCCGCCAGGGCCTTCTGGAACCATCCCTCCTCCGCCAGCCGGTCCGCCGCCTTGTCCGGGGCGTCCGGCAGCTTCCAGGGCCTCCCAGTCCCCGCCGCCCAGGCCTTCCGGAGGGTGTCCCAGCCGGGCGGCCCGGCAGGGCCGCTGCCCTGGTCCCCCTGCGCAGCATCCCCGGGGGAAGAAGAAGAATTTCTCTCTCCTCTATCTCTTCTCTCTGGTGCGCGTTTGCGCACCGACACGTGCGCGACAGCGCACGCACCCGTGCGCTCCTGCGCACCAGCCCGTGCGCCGTCCGCCCGGACGGAGTGTAAAGCCCGTGACTTAGCGGACTTAGAGAATCGGCGATCCCATCCGGGGATAGCAACGGTCCCGTTGTCCGCGTCGATCACCAGCCAGCCCACCGCCTCGACCTCCCGCCAGAAGTCCTCGTCGCCCCCGCAGATCCTCCCCAGGAGCCGGACCGACATCCGGGCCGTCCCGTCGGAGCTGTTCAGGGCCGCCCAGCCCCAGAGCATCAGGAGCCGGCCGACGACCTGGTCGGGGGCCAGCCCCGTCCGGTCGACCAGCTCGAGGACCTCGGGCTTCTGGGGGAGGCAGACGTCGTAGGGAATCCATTCACCGGCCATCCTGGCCTCCTTTCAACCGTGGCGGCCTCGACAGGATCGCCAGCCGCAGGGCCTTCGTCATGTATGCCGCCCGCTGCTCCGGCGTCACTCGCCGGAAGGCGGCCAGGAGGTCCGCGAACCAGCGGCGGGGGTTGGGGGTGTTACTGTTCATGGTTGGCCTCCGTAGTCAGTTCGCTTCTCAGGTAGTCCTCGATACTCATTTCCCGTCGCTGGTTGTTGTGTGCCCGGCACTCGATCTGGCCGTTTGCGACATTCAGCGGGCCGCCCTTGCATCTGGGAACGACGTGCCCAGCCTCTACTTCGTCGGAGCAAGGCCCCTTGCCGCGGCGCTTGAAGTAGCACTCCGTCCCATGTGCGAGCGCGATGTCCACCTTCGTCTTTGCCTCACTGCTCTTTCGTAGGTGGATACTCCACTGCTCGATGTCGTCGATCGTGAACGGAAAAAAGGAATCGCTCGTGAGGTTGACCCATTCCGCCATCACCGAGAGAGCGGCGCGGCGGCGCTGGTCGGATGTTGGCCTGTCTGCGCCGCCAAGGTCGGCCAGGCGAATGGCACAGCACAAATGCAGTTCGTTCTCTGTCATGACGCGGTGATCCTCTTGGTGGCGATGTCTGCAAAAATCTCGCTCTTTTCAATGCCGACGTATTTCCGGCCGTTTCGCACGGCCGCAACGCCGGTGGTCCCGCTGCCGTTGAACGGGTCCACGACCAGGTCGCCTGGCATTGAGGCGCACAGCACGACGGCCTCGACCAACGCGATCGGAAGCTGGGTCGGGAAGTCTGGGATCCGCTCGGCACATGTCCCAGTCAATCGCGGGATCTGCCAAACGTCGTCCCACAACTTGCCGCCGGCGGCAGCCCGGCTGTCGCCGTACTTCGTCTGCCGGTCGCTGGGCCGCGTCACGGGCTCAGGGTTAAAAACGAACGACCCAGGATCCTTGACGGCGTAGAAAATGTGCCGGCTTGTCCGGTTGAACTTGTTCGAGCAGTTCACGCCAAACGTCTCGTACCACTTGATCCACGATCGGATCGTGTATCCGGCGGCCTTCAGCTCGACGGCATACTCAGCGGCGTACTCGTCGCCGATCATCACCCACAGCGAACCGTCGTCAGTCAGGCAGTCCCAGCACAGCGCAAACCACTGCCGCACCCACTTCATGTAGGCTGCGTCCGCGAGCCGGTCGGCCTGCTCGCCGTCTCCGTAGTCGATGCCAATGTTGTACGGCGGGTCTGTGAAGATCAGCCGCGCCGGCCCGTGTTCGCCGCGGACAGACTCCAGCCCGTCAAGAACGTCCACGTTGAGAATCGACCATTTCGGACGATCTGATTCGTGCCGCTCTGCCGCCGCCTTGGCGGCAGCCTGCTCGAGTTCCTGGCGGCGCTTGTCGCTGCGGATCTCGCGGAGCGCCTCGGCAGGCTTGATCTCACCGTGAATCACTTTCCTCGCGAGGTCCGGCCGCTTTGCGATTTGCTCAGCGCGACCCATCGTCGCCGGCGAAACCTTGGCCTCAGCAGCGCGGGCCTCGCGAGTGACAGCCACCTTCGGCTTTTTAGCCACTGGTTGATCATTGTGATCAACTTCTGGACGAGACTTCAGCCGCCCCGCGTTGTCGCGCGGCCTAACAGCTGCCGCCTGAGACTTCTTGCGATTTCCTTCCTCGGCAATCTTCGCCAGTTTTGCAGCCCACCTCGCGGACCCCTTGTCGCACTCCAGCTTGATCAGCGCTCGCCGAACGTCCTCAAGGTCGCGCCGCGCCCCGTTGAGCGACCAGGCGAACGCCCACGGGTCGCCGTCAAACTCCCGCGTTACTGGCTCGACGCCGGCCTCCAGGCAGGCCCTGTAGCGGTTGCGGCCGTCAAGAATCATGCCGTCGCACAGCGTGATGGGCTCCCGCTGGCCGTTCTCGCGAACGTCGGCCAGCAGCTCGCCGTAGCGGCCGTCGTCCATCATCGGGAAGGTGTCGGCCGCTGGGTGGTTCTTCATCATGACTCTGATCCTCTTTGGAATGATGCAAACACTTCCGCGCTCTGTTACGTCAAAAAAGCCTCTCACGTCTTCACCCTCCACACCCGCGCCCCGGCCGTCCCGTGGCCCTTCCTCCGGGCCGCGAACCCGACCGCCTCGATCTGCCCCCGGCGGGCCAGCGTCCCGATCACGGCCCCGAAGGCCCTGGCGTCGTGCGGGACCAGGCCCAGCCGCTGGCAGTGGTCGACGATCTCCTCGCCGGAGCGGGGCCGGCCGTCCGCCAGCAGCTCGAGCACCGCGGCCCGGGCGGCGTCAGCGTCGAAGCCGCGCCGCTCGGCCTTCTCCAGGCAGGCGGCCCCGGCCGCGATCCCGGCCTGGCGGGGCGCGGCGGCCTGGGTGAACAGGGGGCCGAAGTCGGGCCGCTCGGGGTAGTAGTCGCTCACGACTCGTCCTCCCCGACGAGCCGCCGGTCGAGATCCGCGTTGACGTCCCGGAGCGCCCGAACCAGGGCCAGGGCCCGGCAGTACATCTCGTCCCGGCGAGCGATCCGGTCCCGTAGTTGATCGTTCTCCGCCTCGAGCATCCGGGCCACCTCCGCCAGGTGGGCCCGCTGCCGCCGCTCTCGCATCCATCGAAACATCATCATTCCTCCGTGGTGATTTGGCCCCGTGACGTGGGGCGGACGGTCGGTCCAGGGTTCGGGAAGGTAAACCGCTCCTGGGTGCCGACAGCCGGTGTTACTTCGCGACCTCCGGCGGCGCTGTCCCTGCGGTCGTGATGCCGCTGCGGCCGGGACCGGCCGGATGGTCGTCTTCGAGCGCCATGACCTCGTAGATGGCGTTCTCGATGTCACGACGAAGCCTGGCGAAAATGCCCTGGCAGTGGGCGACGGCCTCGACGTGGTGCCGGAACACCCGCTTGTCCGTCGTCGGCCAGTAGTGGTCGACGCGGCCGTCCTCGTAGTGCAGCAGCTCGTACCCTCGCTGCGGCCGCTCGAACGTGGCCCGCCGGATCCGGTAGCAGGGCCGCTGGTCGTTCGAGATCCACGCGAACGCTTCCCAGACGGTCTCTCCGTGCTCGAACCGATCAGAATGGGATGTCATCGGGCGACCCTCCCTGGCCGGCGGCCTCCACCTTTTGCTTCGAGGTCCGGGCCGCGGCCTTCGCCGGCGGGGCGGCCGTCCCGGGGTTGGCCGACGCGGCGAACCCGTTGACGTAGATCACCGGCTCCCCGGTCGTCTTCTTCGTGCCGCGCTTCGTCGTGACGATCACCCGCCGGCCGACCGCGTCGTCGCCCAGGTCCTGGTCGCGGGGGATCCCCAGCGCGTCCAGGAGTTGCATCGCCGACTTGTGGTCCCGCTTCTGTGACGGGTCCAGCCACTTCTCGATCGGCGAGTAGTCGCCCTCCACCGGCTGGAGCGTGACGATCAGCGCCGTTCGGCTCTGGTCCTTGGCAGACCACTCATTCACCTTGACGATCTCGCACTCGTGATCCCCGTCCGGCAGCAGCTGCTCCGCCGCCTCGTAGTCCTGGTCGAACTGTTCAAACCGCATGGGCCGACTCCTCCCTGACTCGCAAGACCAAACCCTCGCGGTCCGCATACGCTCGGACCGCCTCAACGTGTTCCGGCTGATATGAAAAGTGGCCGTAGGCCTTCGGCGGTGGCCACAGGCCCGCGGCCTCGAGGACCCGTTTCACCTCCCAGATCCCCATCGCGATCCGCTCGTCGATCAGCAGCTGCTCGAGCTGCCGGCGAGTGATCCCGGACAGTGGCCAGTCGCCCCTCATCCGCGTCCAGGTGGTGTGCCATTCAGGCATTCGCCACCTCCGGCTCGATCTGGTCGTGTCGCTGGCCGATCAGGGCCTCGAGCTGCTTGACCTGGTCGGCCGTCAGCTGGCCCTCGCTGCCCATCTGCTCGACGTAGTCGCCGGCCTTCCCCAGGGCCTCGACGATCTTGCAGGCGGCGATCCGTTCGGCCAGCCGGTCGAACAAGCTGGGCTCCGCCCGGGTGGCGGACGGGGCCGGCGCGGCCGCGAAGATCGGGGCCAGGGCCTCGATCGTCATCGGGATCTCCGGGGCCAGCCCGAACCGGTTCTTCGCGTCCCAGGCCGCGGTCCGCTCCGTGAACAGGACCCGCTCCTTTCCGCCCTTGGCCCGGTTGCGGCCGTCGGCACCCTCGACGATCCGCGTCCGGTAGTTGGCGAACAGCAGGAGGTCGCTCCATTCCTTGACCAGCGGCCCGACCTGTTTCGACAGCTTCAGCTCGTAGCGGTCCCAGCCCTCGTCCATGTCGGGCGGGCTCGTCCGCTTCACGGTCGAGTGACCGACCAGCAGGACGTGGACGCCACGGTCGACGATCTGGTCGCAGAGGCCCAGCAGCGTCGAGAACTGCTCGGCCAGCTTCACGAACCCCTTCCCGAATCCGTAGTCCTCCACGGACCGCTTCCCGTCCTTCTTCAGCATGTGCTCGAGCAGCGACCGTTCCGCCCAGTCGATCGAGTCGATGACGACCGTCCCGAACCCCTGGGGGTCGCCGCTCAGATCGACGAGCGCCCCGTACAGGGTCATCCAGTCCGGGCACCGCACCCGGGCCACGTCGAGCCGCCCCGTCCCGTCCTCGGTGTCGAGGATCACCGGGTTGGGCCACTGGGCGGCCAGCGTCGACTTCCCGATCCCCTCGGTCCCGTAGGCCACCCCGCGGACGGCCCCCTTCCTGATCCCTCGCTCGATCTTCAGCGCCATCTCACTCTCCTTGGGTAAAAACGCCGCGGGCGGGCTCCGCCACCCGCGGCCGGTTGCATCCCTGCCCCCGCCGGCTCCGCCGGCTTCCTGCGGCCCGGCATCCCGTGCCGTGCCGCTCCTCCTGAATCTGAATCGCGACCAGGGCCAGCCCAGCCAGGGCCACCACCACGAAGGTGGCCGCCATGGCCGCGACCGCGATCACGACACCGTGGACGATGGTCACTCGAAGACCTCCCCTTCGGTGTCGTTCGCGAGCGGCCGGAACTCGTCCAGCGTGGCCTTCGCCCGCAGCAGCAGCGCGGCCCCGGCCGGGATAAAGTAGGTGTTCACCCCGACCGGCCGGATCTCGGAGACCAGCCGCTCGAGGACCCGGCCGGGGGCGATCAGCTTTTGAACGATCTCGGCCCGCCGCTGCGCCCAGCGGTGCTCCGGTCCCTTGCGGTACATGGCGCGGTGTCGTCCCTGAACCATGGGTCAAAACTCCGCGATCATGGTGGGGTGGATGATGTGCTCCGTCCCCGACCGGTCGGCGATCACGATCATTCCGCCGGCGTTCGCGTCGAGCACCCGGCCCGGGATCGGCATCGCGCCGACCGACGGCTGGAACCAGTGCTCCTCCCCCACCCTGATCGCGTGGCCGTAGGTCTCGGCCATCCCGGCCACCGCCGCGGCGGCCTCCGCATCACCTGGCATCCGTTCGCTGGCATCCATGCCGATGTCTCCTGTGAAGTGTCGGTATCTCTAAAACGAACCGGCCGCGATCAGCCGGGCAACGATCACCAGCAGCTCGATCCAAAACTCGACGTTCATGTCGTCCTCCGTGACGATGGGCCAGACGATATGGAGTTATCTCCAAATCGTCAACAGCATTTCTTTCGGCTGCAAAACCGTGGCACTTTAGGCCGATTTCCGCCCGCCTGGGCGGCGGCCGCAGAGCTTGCCGGCCTTGCGGAGCCGCTCTCGCTCCACGGCCAGGCGCTCGATCTCGTCGGCGTCGTAGACGAAGGCCCGCGCGGACACCTGCTCGGACCAGATTTCGCCGCGGGTGGCCATGCCGCGGATGTGCGAAACGCGGCACCCGTAGATTTCCGCGGCTTCCTGGGTGCCGCATACGCGGCGCTTCGGTGGCAGTCGGACGGACATCTTCATGGCCCGGATCGTAGGGCCCCTCCTCCGTGAATCAATACGGGCCGACTTGCCCTGGGGGTCCGGCCGCGCGTAGCGTTCCCTGCTGGCGGGATCGGGCGAACCTTCGGATCCCCGGACGGGATCCGAAGGTTCGCCAATGGCGGGGACAGGATCGCCACCCCTTCGGTGGTCACAACCCGCACGACCTGCGCCAGCGGCATCCGAATGGACCAAGGGTGCTGGCCGCACGGATTTTCCGGTGGCCCCCCGCATGGACGCGACCTATCCCTCCGTAGGAGGTCGCCCTGATGTTGCTCGATACGTTCCTCGATACCGTCTATGTCCCGCTCAAACTCCGCGGCCGGTCGCCCGAATCGGTCCGGCTTCTCCGTCACGCGATCCGCCAGTTCAGCCTCCACCTCGAGCGGCCCGCCACGCTCGACGACTTCGACGACCTGGTCGTGAGCCGGTTCCTGGCGGCGAGGGCCGCGAAGCTGTCGCCGAACTCCGTCGCCCGCGAGCGGTCCGGCCTGCTGGCCCTGTGGAACCTCGCCCAGGCCCGCGCCCTGGTTCGCCTGCGGCCGCTGGTGGCCCCCGAACTCATCCCGGAGCAGACCCCCCGGGCGTTCACGGCCGACGAGCTGGGCCGCCTGTGGGCCTCCTGTGGCGTGGTGCGGGGCTGGGTCGGTCCGATCCCTGCCCCGGTCTGGTTCCAGGCACTGCTCGGCGTCCTGTTCTATTCCGGCGAGCGGATCACGGCCGTCCTCCGGGTCGAGCGGTCGGGCTGGTCGCGGCCCTGGCTGGCCGTGCCGGCGACGGCCAGGAA